TTACTGGAAAAGAACAAATGCATCTTTATACAAAATCAGAGAAAGGTTAATGGGAATAACTGAAAAACTAAGAACATTGTAATATGCCAGCAGTATCAAAAGCACAACAAAGATTTATGGGTATGGTCCATGCAACTCAAAAAGGTGATATGGAAGCACCATCTAAAGAAGTTGAAAAAGCAGCAGATTCGATGAAAAAATCAGATGCTAAAGATTTTGCATCTACAAAACACAAAGGATTACCTATGCACAAAGAAACAATAACAAAAGCAAGATTGAAAGAACTTGTGAAAGAAGTAATGGTTGAAGAAGCAGAATATCAAGCGTTCTTCAAAAAAGCATTAGAAAAAGCTGGTAAATCTATCAACGCAATGTCCGATGATGAGAAAAAAGCATTTTTTAATAAAATCGATTCCGCTTGGAACGGTAAAGGAGAAAAGAAATAATTATGAAATCGCTTTTAATAGAAACCCAATTATTTGAGGGAAAGCTTAAGGAAGATGATGGTGGTAGAGTCTTAGTTAAAGGCGTTCTACAAAGAGCTGGTGCGGAAAACCAAAATGGTAGAGTATATCCAAAACCAATCTTAGAAAGAGAAGCTAAAAAATATTTAACATTTATTAAAGAACGTAGAGCGTTGGGTGAATTAGACCATCCAGATTCTACTGTAATTAATTTAAAGAACGTATCACACAATATTAAAGAAATTTGGTGGGAAGGTGATGACCTTTGTGGTACAGTTGAAATACTTGGTACACCATCTGGTAATATCTTAAAAGAATTATTAAAAGCTGGTATTCTTTTAGGTATTTCTTCAAGAGGTATGGGTTCAACTAGACCAATGCAAGGAAACAAAGTAGAAGTTCAAGAAGATTTTGAATTGATTGGATGGGATTTTGTTTCTAATCCATCTACACATGGTGCATTTATGGTCCCAATGAATGAATCGGTAAATCCATTGAAAAATATTGGTACTGATGTTTGTGGTGAATACTGTAAGGCACAAGACCTAATGAGAGAAATAATAACTGAAATAGCATAAGATGAGCAAGAATTTTGATATATACAACTACGTTCACAACAACAAATTTAAGTTGAATGTGGAGCAACCTAAAGGTGTAACTAAAGTAGCTAAAGGATACAATGACATCCGTAAAACCGCACTTAGTGAGGTAAAAATTAAGGATGGTAAATTTTCTATTAAAGAGAATTTAGAACAACCTGATAGAAAATTATCTTTAGAAGTTAAAAAGCACTTCTTAGAAATTATATCTACTTACAATACTTTCCAAGACCAAATGAAACGCAATTCAGATATGACTGAAGTTTCAGAAACATTGGGTGCAATTGTTGAAGCTGCAAAAGAATTATCTTTGAGAGAAGCTAATGATTGGTTCGATGCTCAGACTGTAAAAAGAAATATGAGTGAATTGGATAAGTTGGGTAAGCAATTTGATAAATTCTCTGTTGAAGCAAAAGCAATGGATGAAAGATTACATGCTTTATATGAAGATATGGGTCACATCTTAAATCGTTACTATGAAATCTCTGACATCCCAACTGATGTAATGAGAGAAAGACTTGCAATGAAAAAGAAATACTAATATGATTCGTTTAACTGATTTAGCTGGAAATGGTTCTTTCACTATGGGTGGTAAGAAATTTGAATATGGAAAGGTTTATTCTAATCCATTTGCATCTGCATTCAAACCTGTAAATGAAGGGGAAGAGTCAGAAGACCATGAAGTTTCTATGGCACAAAATCAGTTAGATTCTATTATCAAACATGCAACTGAATTAAAACAAAAAATGGGTGAAGAAGAAAAGCAAATTCCTGCTTGGATTCAAGACCACATTACTAATTCAGAAAACTATATATCTCAAGCGGCTTCTAATTACCACGAATATGGTGATTCAAATGAAAGTGTAGTAACTGAAGCAAGTGATATGGATTTAGTTAAAAATATGGAAAAAACCATTAAAGATTTAATGGCTAGATTGAATGTAACAAAAGATTCAAAACAAAGAGAAGCAATTAAAAAAGGTATTGCGGTTAATATGGGTATTCTTAATTTTTGGAAAGGTAGAATGGTGGGTGATAAAATAAGAGAAGTAAATGAAGCATCACCTTGTTGGAAAGGATATAAGCAAGTTGGAATGAAAAACAAAAATGGTAAAGAAGTTCCAAATTGTGTACCTGAAAGTGTAATGAACGAAGCTTCTGTTGCAAAATTACAAAAAGATTATGGTAAGGTTGTAGAATTAATTCAACAACATTTACAAAAATATAAATCAGCAAAAAACGATGCTGAAAAGAAAAAGCATGTTGAAGAACTTAAAAAATTAAACACAACTAAAAAGAAAATTGAAGCAGAAATGGATAAAACAATTAGTTCTTTATACCAAGATGCAGAGTTAGAAGAAGGTTGTGGTTGTAAATAATTCTTTAGAAAATTACGTTTTAATTAATTTTTATATATTTATTCATACAATAACGTATCCTATATACGTTTTTTATTGGTAAATGAATACTCTCGTTTTATGAGTAGTGACCAAAACGCCAATTAATAATTCTATTTAAGCTCACAATACAATAGCTTAAGAAATCCGAAATAATAAGGAAACACAATGGCAAGTTCAAAATTGTTGAAAGAAGCAATTGCTGATGCTAAAGCTGTACGTGAAACTGCTATTGCTAACGCTAAAATCGCACTTGAAGAAGCGTTTACTCCGAGATTACAATCTATCCTTTCTAAGAAGCTTCAAGCTGAAATGGAAAGTGAAGAAGAAGAAGCTCCAGAAGTAAATGAAGACAATCAAGTATCAAGCGAAATTGGTAGTGGTGATAACAAACAACCTGCAGAAAAAGCTTACTCAGCACAAACTGACTTGAGTGGTATCTCTAAGCAATCTGGTGAACCAGGTTCTGAAGTAGAAGACTACGACAAAGTTAAAGACCTTACCGAAGGTGAAGATGAAGAATCTGAAGCTCATGTTGATGAATATGCAACAGAAGGTGAAGAAGAAGAAGCTCCAGCTATGGAAGGTGAAGAAGAAATGGCTCCTGAAACTGACGAAGATGAATTAGATTTAGAATCTATCATTCGTGAGTTAGAAGCTCAAATCGCTGAAGAAGAAGGCGAAGAAATGGCACATGAAGATGAGCCAGCAGTAGAAGGTGAAGAAGCACCGGTTGAAGAACCAGTAGCAGCTGAACCACAAGCTGAACCTGCAGTTGAAGCTGAAGAAGTTCCAACTGAAGAACCAGCTCACGATGATGAGGAAATCGATTTAGATGAAATCCTTCGTGAAATGGGATATGGTGATGACGAAGAAAAAGTTGATGAAGCTGAAGAACCAGCTCATGACGAAGAAAAAGAGAAAATGGCTGAAGAATTACAAGAAGCTTATTCTACAATCAAATCTTTGAAATCAACTATCAACGAAGTAAATTTGTTAAACGCAAAATTACTTTACGCAAACAAATTGTTCCGTTCTTATAACTTAACAAACGAACAAAAAGTTAAGGTTGTTGAGAATTTAGACAGAACATCTTCTGTAAGAGAAGTTAAATTGGTTTACGCAACTTTAGCAGAAAGCATGAAGTTCACTGGTACTGAAAGAAAAGTAGCAGCTAAGAAAACGATGACTGAAGGATTCGCTTCTAAGCCACAAGCTACAACAGCTCCAGCAAAAGAAATCATCGCTGAAAGCTCAAACGAATTAGCTAACCGCTTTAAGCAATTAGCTGGTATCGTAAAATAACAATCCATAAAAAAATAATAAAAAATGGCAAATTTTGATTTAGGAAAACTTATGGAAGGCAAGAACCCACAAGCAGTAATGTTGGCTGAAACACGTCAATTGAAAAACAAGTGGGAGAAGACTGGTCTTCTTGAAGGTTTAAAAGAAAGAGAGCAACACTCTATGGCAGTGTTGTTAGAGAACCAAGCTAAGCAATTATTAGACGAGGCTACTCAAACTGGTACTTCAGCAGGTTCTGAAGAATGGTCTGGTGTTGCATTACCATTAGTAAGAAGAATCTTTGGTGAAATCGCTGCGAAAGAATTCGTTAGTGTTCAACCAATGAACTTACCTTCTGGTCTTGTATTCTTCTTAGACTTCAAATATGGTTCTGCACAAGGTGCTGAAGGACAGTTCGGTGGTAAATCACTTTTCGGTGGTACTAACGTAACTGGTTCAGCTTCTAACTTCGGTAGAACTAACACAGCTACAAACGGTCTTTATGGTGAAGGACGTTATGGCTATTCAGTAAATGATGCATCTGTATCTGTTGGTAATGGTTTAATTACTTCAGCATCTGCAACATGGGCTGAATTAGGTTTTGATGCAGCTGTTTCAGCATCTGCAGCAGCTAACCAAGTTATTAAATTAACTATCGCTAAATCTAACATTTCTTCTGTAGCTGATACTGAAGCTGTTAGAGCATTTGCTGCACAAAGCACAAAAATCGCTAACCAATTCCCTCAGTACAACTATGTATCTGGTAATAACGTGGTATTATTCGTATCAGCATCTTCTGCTGTATCTTTATACCAAGGAGTAAGTGCTGCACCTGGTGCAACTAATATCCTTTACTCTGAGCAACCAGTTGCTTCAGATAGAGGTGATTTCGAAGACCAAACTGCAAATAGCGCTGGTAACACAACTACTGCATTGGATATTCCTGAAATCGATCTTGAATTAAAATCAGAGGCTATCGTTGCTAAGACTCGTAAGTTGAAAGCAGTATGGACTCCTGAATTAGCGCAAGACCTTAACGCTTACCACTCAATTGATGCAGAAGCTGAATTAACTTCTATGTTATCTGATTATATCTCTTTAGAGATTGATTTAGAAATCTTAGATATGTTAAAGAGCAACGCATTAACTACTGAGTACTGGTCAGCAACAATTGGTGAAGAATACTTAAACAACGGAGCAACAGGCCAAGCAGCTTGGGGTTCTTCAGTACCTTCTGGTGCAAACACTTACTATACTAAGAATACTTGGTATCAAACATTAGGTGTTAAGTTGAATAAAGTTTCTAACAAAATTCATCAATTAACATTAAGAGGTGGTGCAAACTTCGTAGTTGCATCTCCTGATGTATGTACTATCTTAGAATCAATTCCTGGATTCACTGTAAACGCTGATAAAGATGCAATGCAATTTGCAGCTGGTGTAACTGCAGTAGGTTCTATGAGCAACAGATTCACTGTGTACAA